AATGCTCATGGCCGGGGTCGAGCCCGCATTTGCGGCCAAGCAGCTCGGTCACACCACTGAGATGTTTCTGAACACCTATGCCGACTGGATCTCAGGCGTGAAGGATCGCGATCAGGTCAATCTCCTAAACAACATCTAGCCTGGGTAAATAGTGCGTTTGTCCCTCGTTCACTACTGCGGACTCCTGCGGTTACTCCTGCGAAAATACCGGAAATCTCGGAAATCTCGGAGCTTAAAATAGGCCGTGGCCAAAATTTACAACTCGAAAAAACGCCGTAACCTATTGTTTTAATTTTAATTATTGCGTTTTTGCGCCTAAATTTTTAACACTAATAGACCCCTCTACCCCCTGGCCTAGTATGGGTGGTGCGATTTCGGCAAAAACCCTTGACTACCCCAGACCTGGCATGTGCCGGCAGATGCCTAGAAGCTGCCGGCAGACACGCAGAAATGTGGCAAAAAGCGGGAAAAAAGCGGGATATATCGACGGCTAGATCGTAACTAGCTGATATATAAGAGGAAAAATGGCGGAGCGGACGGGACTCGAACTTGTGCGCTAGTGTTTTGTCATGCTCCGTCATGCTCCGTCATGCGCGTAATCACTGGGCTATCACCCCAATATGAGCATAGCGACGCATGGCGAAGCATAGAAAGGCGGGAAAAAAAAGCGGGAAACAGACATAGAGCAGTGTCAGCATTGGGGTCAATTCCTGACACCGTAATTTGGTCGCCCAACTATTGAGCGACCACTTTTTTCTGGTGGCTCTGCACTCGCCGCATAGCGCGTCCTTGATCGGAACTCCTGCCTTGTTGCAGCGATAGCAGTGCAGCACGATTAACTCCAGATCCAGAGCGCGATCAGTAGCACGTTAAGGAGCGCAGCCCCAACGAACACCATGCCGGCCTCGGCTTCGGTGAGGTGCATAAAGCGAGACTTGCATTGCTTGCCGATAGATTTAATGAAGGTCATATTGATTACCCTGTGTGGTTGTTGAATTCTGTAGAGCGGCCTGGGGCACGAAATATGCCGGTCTACCGCCGGCTGGGTCTTTCCAATAACACTCACGCTTAGCTTCTCGAGCATAGATGCCGCCGTGGAATCGGTATTGACCATTCCCGCCAGTCAGCAAATAGATGTAACGATCATCAGGATCTCTGTCGTGAACAATCAGATCGTATGAATGTCTGCTCCGGGTTCGTACATCACATTCACCGACGTCTGGGGCGCGCATTTGTCCCTTGCCATCCCAGTACACGCCAAGATGTTTGGCTAATGCCATCTCCCCCAGGGCACCCTCTATGTGGAGCTGCCAATCATTTTTATTGCCGGCCCCATAAGCTGGGCACGCACCCGTCTTGAGATTTTGTACTTGCCGCTGCACTCCAACCTGGGCCGCAATCTGCATCTCGGCCAAGCTCAGCTTAATAATCATGCAGTGGAAATAATCCAAACTACGGAATAGATAACGAAGGCGCTGACACCAATACCCACAATGCCGGCTACAACGTCGAGTAAAAGCCGTCGCCGTCTGCGCTGCCTGTACAGCGTCCGTTCACGGCGCTCCTTGATCTCTCGCCGCATCTGCATCATCTCGCGGTAGACTTCGGTGCCATACGCCATGCAAATCATTCCGCGTATGGTGGCCTCATGCTCCTTGAGCTTTTGCTTCGCAATCGTGGCGTTCAGCGCCTCTTGCTCTACAGACTCCCCCCCGAAGAGCTGCTTAAACAACGGCGGGTTTTCCGCCTCCTGCTCCGCTTGGGTAATGTCTGCGGCAAGTGTGTACCACTGGCCCAACTTCGTGGCGATCTTCTCGATCTCTGCGCCTCTGGCGACCAGACCCTCGATCCCCTTCACGACGGTTGAGGCCATCGCGAGCATCGATAAAGGATCCATGATTAGCTACCGTACTTTTCTAGGTGTTCTTGATAGCGCTTGTTGAAGCGATCGATCCGATCGTCCATGCGCTCTCTGATCCTCTCTAGCTGCTCGTCACGCTCAGCCTCTGTGAGCCTATCGTCATCCCTGACCTTATCCCTGCGATCTCTCTGCTGACGTAGGAACTTCTCTGTGGCCAGCATCTGCGGATAAAGCCGGTGGATAAAGTTATTAGCCTGGTCGGCGGCAATGCGCTCCTGACCCCGGGCATCTTCGCGCTCTTTCTTGGCGTTGATGATGAGCTGGCGGGTATCGTAGAAACGCTCTTGATCCGCATAATCAGAATCGTCACGACCAAACACCTTGCTCAAAAACGGCACTCGAGTGGGATCAACCTCCCGATCTGACGTCACGCGCTCAACAGCATCGATGGCACCCATGCCGGCGCGATAGATCCCGCCCAGCCCAAACTCCGTGATGTGCTCGATGACATCCGGGCTAATGTCCGTGCTGATATCAAACATGAAGCCCAGGCTTCCACTTCGGTACTCAGAGCCGCCGCCTACCGTATCGTTTAGGAACTGCGCGATCGCAACGTAGGGCTCCTTCGTGCTGTTCCAGTAGTTATGTGCGGCAGCTCGTTGCGGCCCTGACGGGAAGTTTTCACGCACGATGTCACTGCCGAAGAAGTTTGTATTCGACGCCAGCTCAAACGCAGGAACAAAAACCGTTGGTGACGCAGAGATCGCCGCGTTTGCGTGAACCGAGATCGGGGAGAACGCAGTGACGAACGAATTGAACACTTCGCCCAGTGCGTTTTCTTTGCGCCTGGCAGATCCGTTTTGCATCGCTTCAACAGCGGTGCCGATCGTGTAGAAGAAGTTATACCCGTAGGGCAGAGGGATCTTGAAGTATGCGACTTCAGACAAAAATCCATCATCCCCGATCTCACCATAGCCGGGCTTCATCAAGATCAGGTTACGCTCACGGATCGCCGGGTTGATCTTGTCGTAGAACGCCTCGCCATCATCGTCCTCGCCGCCGATTTCACGGTTGAATACTGCGGCCGCATAAGCAACACCAACCAAACCGCCGGCAATCTTCTGGGCCCGATTGAGTTTGCGCTGCACCTGTACATTGCCTTCGTAATCAAGAGTGATCGGAGACAAAGTATTGGTGAACTGCTTGAGGCCCTGCACCGCGGCATTGAAGAACATATACCAAGAGTTAATGTGAGCGCCCGCACTACCCTTCCGGTTGAAATTTACCGTCAAATTTTTGGCTAGTGACGCGGCTTTGGATTTATCTATCCCCGCCTTGCGAGCCTCGATGTACGCGCTCAGCCTGACGCCATTTTCCACAGCCAGGTTGTAGTCGCTGACAAAATCACCGATCCATTTCGCAGCGGTCTTACCCTTGGCCAATGCCCCCTCGCCCTGGTTAATACGGGCCGCTAGGCGCTTCTCGAGGACATCGAGATCCGGGGAGTCGAAGTAGCCAGTCTTGGCACCGACATCTAGGAACTCTTTAAAGTAACGCTCGTACTCAGTATCGCCATCACCGACCTTCTTGTTCCGGACGTAGTTGCGGATAGCGCCGACTGCCCTGGGCGTACCCTTGGCTACCTTAGCGCCGATCCGCTCGCCTTCGATCAAGCCGCCCTCTTTTGTCTGCTCGCCGGCAACATTGATGAGCGCTGCCTGGATATCTCGAGCGAAGTTGGTCAGTACAAACGTGGGGTCATACGCGGTGTTGACGCTAGACAGGAACCGGGTGACGCCGCCGACAATCCGTGTGGCCGCGCCCAACTGCTCCGGGCCTACGTTCTGCATGGCATTGAGGAGCTTGCGATCTCTGACCTTGATGTAATGCACAACGCCGTCACGCTTCACGCCCAGGTATGCGTCACTGCGCGCCATCTCCATCTGCGCGGTACGCTTGTTAGCCTTGGGGCCTCTAAGTGCCGCCGGGTCAGGGTTGGCGTCTGTGAACACTTGCCACTGAGATGGATCTGGATTGTTCTCCACCATCTGCAAGAACGCCTTGCTTACTTCATTCTTGCGATTGCGGATGATCTTCCCGGTCAGGTCAGCAATAACCTGGGCAAGCGGGCCCTGCGCCCGTGACTTGCGCCCATACGCTCGCTTGGCCTCCTTGCCGCGGATATCAAACCCACGGCCGGTGGGGATCCTGCCACCCTTGGCATCCACTTCGTTGTCTGCAAACCCACGCAGAGGAACGTAGTTTTCGTAGGTAGCCTCCCAGGAATCAGTAACCTCATCTGCCTGCAAGCCGCTGGCGCGCAACAGATCGCGGGTCAACTGTGTCATCTGGTAAACGCGATCCGCCAGATCCTCCATCTGCTGGAGCTTCTCACCCGTGTACTGCCCAAGGATCTCTGCTGCCTCTGCATCCGACATACCGGAACCAGGGCCCTCAAACTCTGGGTTGATCTCTCGAATGACCCGGTTACGCTCTGGTGCGTGTTTGGCGTACAGATAATCGTTTAACTGGTCAGAGCTAACCCCAGCCTCTTTCATGGCCCGGATCAGGGGCTCTACAAATCGCAGCTCTAACTGACGCAGATCCTCTTCGGTCTTGCCGTAGAACAGCTCTTCTGTCAGGTAGGGATTCTCAGAGACGTCCAGCTCGCGCTCGTTCTCGACCTCGATCGCCTGCTGGGTGCGATATACCGGGAGCATCTTGTCTTGCAGCACTCGCAAGAACTTGTCCCGTAGACGCTCTTCAGCAGGCTTCTTGGGATAGATGCGGCCATCTGATCCATCCCGGCGGAACATAGGTAGGCCGGTTTCTTTGACGTTTTCGGCGAGCTCTGGGGTGATTGGATACGCCCAGAAACCATCGCTCGAAACATCGTCGCCAGTCTCGAGCCGGCCACTTTCGTCCATGCTCTGGGCGGGCATCCCCATGAGCTTGTCCATCGCCTTCTTGAGCTTGCGGTTATAGATGGCTTCGTAGTCGTAATTCTCGCTCCAGCGATTCTGAACGCGATCGCCCTTGGAGAAAGCAATGCCGGTTTTCCGCTCTGTAATCGCCTCACGCAACATGATCTTGGCGACAAGATCCAGGTACTTGTCATCGCGGAAGGGAGATTCTGGTGGTGCGGATTTAAGGGCGCGGCCTTTCTTCTCCATATTGTTCACCCGGGACATAAGCTCCCGGTATCGAGCGTCGTTCTCGGCAAACTCCTGAGCCATTGTCCGCAATTCTGCCACCTCCGGGGTGATGTCTTGCGTAGCCCTGGAATTCAGCTCCTCATCTCGCAAAGGATCGTAGCCAGTGAGCTCCTTGCTGTTTATGCGGAAATCAAAAATTTGTATGAAATTGTCTCTAAGTAGCTTCTCAACCGCAGCGGGCTCTTGCACCTTGATGTCGATAGTCCAGTATTTCTGAGCGATAGGAGACTCGACCATGACCTTCATTATCTCGGAAACCGTCGATTCCCTCGTCAAACCCCTATTCCCACCAGTGCCGATATACCGCTTGCCGCCTTCTTTGCTGTTGTAAACGATCGCGGCCATCTCCCATATGCCGGCATCTGTCAGCTTGGGTGCTACATCAGTGAGGAACTTGCCCAGATTGGAGACGTTACCCAGGAACTCAGTGGTCTTGCGTGTGCCTGGTATTCCCTCTATGCGCGCGCCATACGCCATCAGCATTTCGCTGTTTTTTGTGTTGGCAGCGGCCTCCTCTATCCGGAGATCCTGGGCTTCCGCTAATAGTTGGTCGCCTTTTACCGGGTCATAGGTGCCGCCGGCCCTGCGTATCGCTGAGTGCCAGTCAGACTGGGTTTCCTCAATCGCCAAGGTATCGCCAAACTCAGTGGTGCGATCAGTAGCCAGGACATGGAAAAGCATATTTTCCACATTGAAGTGACCACCGTGGTAGGTACTGTCTGAAAGCCGGTTATCCTCGAGCGATACAACGACTTCGCGGTAGTCATTGATGTCAGACGGTGCGATCTTTAAGTAGTCAAAGTATTGGGTGTCGCCCTCCGGCGCACCAATTAAACCGTTGTCCTCTGCGTAAAGCTGGAACTGCACCCGCGCTTCATCGATGTCGTAGATTGCCTGTCTCTCTGCGAAACGGTTTCCAGCGGAGTCTCTGAGTATGTACCCAGTGTCATCGTTGCCGATGATATCCCCGATGACATCATCATCAGCGTTGTAAACGCTGTATCGATAGTAGGGATCGTCTAGGTATCGCTGCTCCGCGAGCTCCACAATCGTGTCATCGACCAGGTTTTCTCCGTATGCGTCAACGAGCCTCTGCGGCAGGACATCATTTTCGGTTTCGGATACATAAGTCTCAAAGATGTCGAATGAGAGCGCTGAGTCGACTACCTCCATGCTCATGTTCGGGAAGTCAACCGAGGCCATGTTCTTCATTATGTCCTTGTCGTAGTCGTACAGCGCGGTAACAAGGTCTGCTAATGAGAAATTATCGGTACCGTCTGCCCCGTTATCGAAGATATCGGTTCGCATATCATCGATGATGTGCTGGTAGTTTTCTTGATCGTCGAGGATTTCGCCATCTGTTATGCCGATTAGTCGGTCATTTTCACTCTCGATGCCACTCCTAACGTCAGCCCTCAGATCCGGGGCGTTGTCTCGCAGGATCTGAATCACCTCGTCCCGGGTGAAGCTCTGCACAGAGCCCAGGTCTACTAGCTCAGCCTCAAGGTCGACATAGGTGGCCTCTTCCTTTTTCAGCCCTCTAGCCTTCAAGAAGCTAAGGATCTGGTCGCCCTTAACGCGACCCTCTGGGTTTTTCTTGGACGGCTTAAATATCTTGTCGCCCTGATCCAGCAGGATTTGCTCAGCATTGCTGTACAGACCCAGATCGGTCTGCCGGGCCCGGGCCTGCTCCGCAACGATGCTAAATGCGGGCTCACCATTACCTTTGGCTGTCTCGCTACGGAGGCCATTCTCCCTGGCTTTCTTGGCGATATAGGTAATGTCGCTGACGCGCATATTTGCCAGCGTCATCAGGCCGTTTTTGCGTAACCAGTTTCGGATAGCGCCGATCACCTCACGGACACGATCCTGGAAAGTCTTAGATCCACGCTCGCCAACATAGGCCAGCATCTCATTAACTAAAATTTCGTTACGGACTGTCTCGGATACAGCATCTTCACGCGCAAGACCCTCTCGGTATGGCGCAATCTGGCGCTCAATACCCAGATCCTTAGCCATCTTGTTGAAGCCCTTGGCACCGCCCATGGCAACGTACATCCGGTTCATTGCCCGGCGAACACCCTCATCTGCGTACATCGCGTTGATGCCCACATGGGTGCCTTCGTGCAGCAGGGTTCGCTCCATGCGAGCCTTACTTCTCATGCGGCCACGGACAATGTAGATTTGCCCCCTATGGGTAACAGCATCTACATCAGAGCCATCAGATCCTTGCTTGCGCGCTGCAATCCGCAAAGGCTCTGGAAGGTCAGCGAAGCTATCGACAGCGACGATGCGGGCACGGGCTTCCGGGTTATCACCGACGATCCGATCAATGACCGTATCGAATTCTTCGTCAGTAATGACCGGGCGCGGAGTAGCGCCTCGATTGATCCCTAGCTCACGATCTCTGCGGAACAAACCACCCTGATTGCCATCAGTCTGCGTCGGATCGTTTGTGCCGGCGATGGTGCCCTGTCCAGAATCTAGGTCGAACAGCTCGCGCTCACGATCGATCTGAGCCCGGCGCTCTCCAGCCTCCGTATCAACGGCCGATCGATCTTGCAAATCCTGCTCTGTATAGCTTTCAAGCAGAGGCGCTTCAGTCTTGCCAGAAAACTCCGCAGGGGACACTGGATCGCTTCGGCCATCTGCCATACCATCAAAGCGCTCTCTCAAGCGCATATCAGCCTGTTCGTAATCGAGGTCGATGTAGTAGTCATCATCGATGATCGAAAAGATGTCATCCTCTGTCATACCGTAGTTAGAGACGGCATCCTCGATCACACTTTTGTTCATCATGTCGAAGCGGTTTTGTGCAGACATAACCGGGTGGTCGATCTGGTTGTTCGCATCAAAAAAGGCGTAAGAGAAGCCCTCTTGCGTCTCGCTTCTTGCATTCTTAGTAGCCAGGGACTTGCCGCCATACTTCTGGTGCATCTTGGAGCCGGCGGTGGGCTCTGTTGGCGCAATCGGCAAATCAGCGTTGAAGCGACCCCACAGCAAGGTTTTCTTGGTGTAGTCCTCACCCAAGTGATAAGGGTCGAATGACAGTCTCCAGTCAGGCAGGCCGGTCATTCTCTGGATGCGGCCGACTGGATTTTCGATAGCCCATATCTGAGGCTTGAAAAACTCGATGGTGGCTAGGGTCTGCTGGACAAGCTGCACACTGGCGTAAGTGCGCCCATCTTCATCCTTGGCCGCAAAGTGCCGCGCACCACTGCTTGCGAAATCCGTGCAGGGGCAGGCAGCAAGCACTGCGTAAACCTCTTTCCCGTCGAACGCATTGAAGTTATCAACGAAGAACTGGGTGTCAAAGTTATTGATATCCCCCATGAACTCGTCATCTTGGATATCGAAGGTGTAGACGTCATATCCCGCCTCCGCCCATGGGCGCGACCACGATCCCGTGAGATCAAAGAGAGACAGCACCACTTTGTTGCCGTTGATCCTGCGCTTCTCTGGGTCAATCCCCTGGTCGATGGCGTTTCTTTTCCAGCCGGCGATCGTTGTTTCAGCCTGAGACTTGCTCATGTAGCCCGACTCAGAAACATAGTTGTCGACCTTGTTTTTCAGTCGCACCACATCTTCGTTGGCAGGGCCCTCGAACACACGGGTGACTTGCTCGCCATCCCGGTACATCTCCTGCTGGTATGCGTTGAACGCATCCACCATTGCGTCCAGCTCTGGCTTGCCTACGCCGCGATCTGCGCCTCTGTGCTCCGGGGCTTCGCTTGGCTGTTTTGGCTCTCCGCGCTCTGGCGGTAACTCCATTACCTCGAGCTGATCCCCTGGCGGCGGCTGTATGCCTTCCGCTGCGGGCAGGGTTTCGGCCTGCTCAGCACCCGTAAAGCGATCCCAGTTGAACGGGGCCCATCGGATGATTGCGTCTGACACAGACTTGGGAAGTTTCGTGATGTCATCAGTGTTGAGGCGACGAGCTTCCTGCCGGCCTTCTCCGACACCAAAGGCGCGAGCGGCTTCTATGTTGGCGCTCTGCCCGGACTCCACCCGGTATGAGGCAACGTCCTCGAGCATCCTGCGGCGATCCTCTTGGGTGGCGTTACTCCACCACTGGGTTACTTGATCCCGGTTTTCCTCCAGCCATGATTGAATCTGCTCATCTTCAGACGCCCTGGCTTGCTCTTGCTGGGCGGAGGCGGCGTCTCTAGTGGCCTCATCTCGGTCGCGCTGCGCTTGCGTTTCTGGCGTGAACTCCGGGATATTCGTCATCCCTGCCCGATTCAGCACGTTGTAGATAGAGAACAGGTTAGTGTTTGTCTGCTGGGGGCTAATCTTTCGATCGCCAGATCGGCGGAGCGCATCGGCATAGCGTGCGATGGTGTCCGGGCTCAACCCGTTATCTCGCACTAACGCTTGTTCCGCAGACTCAAAGCTGTCGTATTGGTTCATTAACGCCCCGGCTTCGCGGAACGTAATGATGCGATCGATCTTATCCTGGCGATTGCCTACCGTTCGTAGGCCGGCTTCTTGTAGTAGATTGGTAAGGTCTTGGGTTTTGACGTTAGCGAGGCGCTTGGTAAGTCGTTCTTTCTCTGCGCTGAAATCGAAAACGGGGCCTTGTGGCCCCGTCTGCGGTGTTACTGATTGTCGCCCTTGCGGCGGGCCATCACTTTGGCGAAGCTCTCTATCGCGGCTTGCCTCACCTCTGGGCTCAAGCTGCGGCTGGATCTCACTTCCTCGATCTCCTCCGGGGATAACATTGTCCCGAGCCGGAGCAATCTCTGCCTCCGCACTTCGCGCAGCTCTTCCTGTGTCAGCCCTGCCATAGACTTCATCATACATCTCCTCATATAGCTGTGCGATCAATACTTCATCTTCTGGAGTAATCTGCTGATCGGTCTGCTTTAACTCAAAAAGCGCCTGCTCAACCGTGTCCAAACGCCTCTGCGCTTCTTGGATCTCCGCGCTTTTTCCGCTGTTGAGGAAGTAAAGCTGACCATCTGCATTAGCTCTCAAGGCTTCTGAAACAATTTCCAGCGCTTGATTAGCTGTTTGCACCCCATCATCATAAGTTGCTGACTCTGCGGCCGATCTAATAAAACCGTTTTCAGCCAAAAACTCCGCCACGCCATCCATGTCCATGCCGCCTTGCCGTCGGAACAAAGATAGCCGGCCGCGGCCAGGGTTATCTGCTGTATCCAAGCCCTCATATCGCGCCGCCTCGATACTAATCCCGCCACCCTTTGCGATTGCGGTCAGCACATCATCATCAGTTGAGACTGCAGTTCCCGTTCTGCGCGTCTGTAGATCGCTCAAACGATCCGCTATGGCATCTAATTCATTGAATAGGGGCTGGGTATCCCCTGCCTCATATGCTTCCGTCAGAGCGTTAAAATCGCGCTCTACTGGCTCTAGCGCGGCTTCTCTTTCGATCTCTAGTCGGGATCGCTCCCCAGGGCGTCCAATCTCCCCTTCTGGGTCTACCTCGAAGTCAGTCGGGGGCTGATAAGCGATCTGCCGACCCTCTGCAATTTGACGCGGCGTTAGAGCGCCAATGCCACGCAGCGCCTGTATAGACTCATCAATGCGGGGCAACAACTCACCTTCAAGGACATTGACGTATGAGAACGCCTGGCGAGCGCCAGATTCTTGATTAATGGCATCACCCACCTCCCGGAGAATGTTCTCAACCATCTCGCCTTGACCGGCGACTCGCTCAGATTCGGGTAAGGCTTGGAGCTCACGGGCACTGCGGATTCGGCTCTGCAGCGCTCGTAGTTTTACGGAGTCATCCTCTAGCGCATTGGCGGTCGCCTCGTCGCCATCGCTCAAGGCTCGGCGCTGATCTCTGGCATTAAGCACGACGGCACGGTTAATGCTCCGATTAGCCAAATCCAAGGTATCGAGGGGGTCGAATGGAGTAGGGGTAAGGAGAGGATCGAACTGGGTAGCCTGGAGAGGCGCGTCCGTGGGGATGGTGGTTTCTTCTGGGCTAAGGGTGACGGGCTCAACGCGGCCCTGATTGATACCAAATCTCTCTCGCAGAGCTTCAACATCGGACTGATTGCCCTGCATTTCGATTGTGGTCTGCCCGGTGGAGCTGTTGATCGTGTCGACAGTAGAAACTTGGGCGGCTTCCTGGGCGGCTCTGGCAGACTGATCCAGGGAGTCTCCCCCCTCTGCTCGAGCCTGATTGGCACCACGTTCCGCGGCCTCGGCAATCCTGTTTGTAGGGCTCAGACCGCCTACTGCTCCACCCATCAAGCCGCCTAAAAGACCACCTTGTGCAGCGGCCTGACCTACGCCTTCTGTAAGGCTCCGTGACGGGTCTAAAGGCTGAATGTTAAGGTTGGCTATGGCCTGACCGCCGCCCTCTTCTACGGCCTCCTGTAGCGCCTCAGAGATGAATCCACGACCAAGGTTTCCAATGCGGGTTGTGTTATCTGCAACGCCACCAACCAAGGTTTTCTCAATCGTGCTTGGCAATACGCCGGCAGTGACTGTAGACAGCGCGCCAACAGCCAAGGCAGTGTTCCTGGCCCCCTCGAGTGCCAACTCCTTGCGCGCTTCCTCCGGGCCAATCTCCGCGCTTCGCACTCGGTACGCATCGTTTCTTTGCAGGACATCTTCCGGCAACTGCATGACATCGGAGTACATACCTCCGGCGATATCGCCTGCGTTTAGGCCGGCACCAGAAAGGATGCCTGCTGCCTGCCCTGCGCGAACAGCTCCAGTGGCCCCGCGAACTGCCAAGCCAGCGCCACCAGAAGCTACAAGCGGTGCAATCTGCTGAGTGAGAAAGGAAAAGGTTAGGGAAGGATCTGTGATCGTGCCGACAATCGCTCTGCCGGCCTTGTCTAGCTCGTCAGCGCCACCGTCAACGTACTGCTGGAACTCTCTCTGCCGGCGCTTCTGATCCTCTGTTTGGAGATCCTCATAGAACCTGGTTGTCTCACCCCCAAGCCGGGTGACGGCGTTATCCATATTCCCGGATGCAAGCCCGTACAGGGTGCCAATAGACGAGACAAGATTTCCCGTGCCGATACCAAAATCTGAGACAAATCCTTGGCCAAAAAACTCGTCATCTTCCTCGCGTAGCGGATCGATATTGGTAAGTCGACTCGTCAGGTAGCTCGAATTGCCGGTTCTCAGGCGCGAGGTTAGGTAATCGGATTTTCCCGACATAAAACTTTTCCCCAAAAAAAATGGGGCCGAAGCCCCATGGAATACTGAATTGCCTTAGCGCTGGTACAGACGGTCGTAGTAGTCGCCGTAATCGTCCCGGTAGAATTTCCTGAGCTGTTCTAGCGTGGCTCCTGAGTAGGTGACTCCATCTATCTCTACGGAATCCGGGCCTATCCCATCATCACCAAACAGCGCACGGCCATCTGCCATAATCTGCTCTGGAGTGGGCAGATCAGAGGTAGTCTCACGGCCCAGTCGCATCCGAGACTCTTCATACGCCTGATTAAACTGATCAGTAGCGCGCTCCAATCGATCCCAAACCGCCTCGTTGTCTCCGCGCTGCGTAATGCCCAGCCTTGACGCCTCTGCTTGTGCGTTTTCAAGTGCCCGCAGAGTTGGCGTCAAAAGGGGATCCACCGTAGCAAGCTGGCCCAGATCAACCATCTTTCCAGACCGCGTTATGCCCTTCAGATTGCCCTCATCATCCAATTGGGTGGAGGTGACATAGCCAGCTTCGGTATTTCTCACGGTGTCCTGGTATGCCCGCTCGTCTTTCAGTAAGCCTTTCTGGAACTCGCGCTGAGATGCAGTGTCAGCAAGCTGATCCGCCCTGGAGCGCGCATAATTCTTGTCCGCAATCGCCTGTAGCCGGGCCTCGCGATCCTTCTCAATCTGGACGTTGAACATCGTGTTGGCAAACTGAGATATCCCCGCGCCCAATCCGCCAAGCGCACCAAGCAATCCTCTACTGGCCATATCAGGCTCCCATTTCTTTTTCACCTACCGGGACATCTTCATCCGGCAGTGAATCACCATAATCATCTGGCAAGGCTTCAGCTTCGCTTGCCAGCTCTGCGTCATCTACTTGAACCATCGCTTCCTTCAAGCTGGCCACTTCATCTGGAGACAATCCCTGCTCTTGAGCAAACATAATCACCATTTCTTTAAACGCAGATGAAACATCAGCACCGGATACTTGAACCCCCGACGCATCTGCAATCGTGAATACTTCGTTCAGCGCCATCATTCCCAGGATAGAAAGATTCTCTTCCTTGATGTCGCCATCTGTTTCAGCGTCTGATGTTTCTGCCAGCTTCAAAGCCGCCATGGCCATTAGCTTGGGCTGAGCTCTTTCAGACCTAGAAATAACTTTTGCAATTTCCTCAGACAAATCTTCGGAGTACAGCTTTTTGCCCATGTAATTGATTGCTGACTCCAGCGCGGGATCGTCAAGAGCAGGAACTCCCCCCTCTGCCTGCATAGGAGCCGCTTCATTTTGCAGTAGTCCCGCCATTAGCCTTTCCCTCCGTACAGCACAGCATTTCCGTATTGGTCATATTGCAACGCACTCGATCTATAAGGGTTCGGCACCTCGTACCGCCCTGTCTCTGGGTTATAAACCGGGGTCTGAATAATCCCGCCTATATTTGCCTGATACCTAGCTAACGCCTCTTCCTCCGCATCCTCCTGCGCTTTCGCAGCGGCGTAACCTTGAAGCATTTGGCCACCAACCATCACTGTGCCAAATTGACCAGCAGGGCCTAGCGCGTTCCAGCCTTTGCCAATCCCGGCAGCGGCACGGCCCAGTAGTCCGGGGTTTACGGCAGGAGCAAGAGAGGCCGCAGTAGTGGCACCTCCAACTCCGCCTACAGCGCCAGGAGCGGCCGCATTAAGGCCGGTAGCCTGACCCGCACCAACTGCATTGCCCAGAGAACTAAAGCCCGAGGGGGCTGTTGTAGAGGCTCCTGTTAAATAATTACCAGTAGTCGCCGCTCCAGCGCCGGCACCAGCACCGGCACCGCCCGTTGCTGTTGTGACGCCCGCGCCAGGCGCTGTATACGCCGGAGTCGCTGTAGCAATCGGGGCAAGACTTGACGCTACCGTACCCGCCCCAGCGCCATAAGCCCCAGTAAAACCGCCCGCTAAAGAGCTACCAGCTCCAGCGATATTTCCAGATGCCAACGCAGCGCCTGCACCCGTGATGCCTCCCCAAGCTGATGCCACACCGGCTTTCGCGCCGGCTATAAACCCCGCTCCGCCGGTCGCCCCTCCGATGCCGCCCAAAAGGGCAGCACCTCCGAAATAAACAGCAGCCGCAATCGCAACAATCTTTAAAAATTTACTTGACTTGACCGCCTTCCAGACCTTCTTGACGCCTTTTACAACGCCCTTCACGACCTTCTTGATGACCTTGCCGACCTTCTTTACTACCTTGCTCATGTTTGACCTCGCACATAGGTGCAATTCATAGAAATACGGGAAAAGCCGATCCGGCTAAGAAACTTTAATAGCCTGGGATCGGACTCTGGCTCTAGCTCGATTACGGCGACTTTGATGACCGGGCGAGATTTCACCCACTTGCCGAATTGACGCAGGAGTTTGACTCCTTCGCCGGGTACTCTGGTGTAATACAGCATCACACTGCACTGCTGGCGTTCATACCAGAATGACCGCTCCGCCATTGCCCCCACGGCGGCGACTACCTCACCGTCTATTTCTGACACCCAGACAAAATGGCGGTTGCCAGAGATCGCCTCCGTGGCTGTCTCTGCCATAGAGTCTCTGCAAATTCTGACTGGGAGGGGGTTTTGGCTTACTGACTCTACTGCTAAGTCGACAATAGCTGGCACATCCGCCAGCGTGGCTTCTCTAATCACTTACGGTCTAAGGAAAATAGTTTTACGCTTCATCAGTGGTGGTGCTGCCGCCATCATCTCCGCCATAATCTCCGCCACCACCTCCGCCGCCACCACCTCCGCCGCCATCATTTCCGCCGCCATCATTTCCGCCGCCATCATTTCCGCCGCCATCATTTCCGCCGCCATCATCTCCGCCGTCATCAATGGGCATAATTCGAATCGGGTTGTCCATTCGATCTGTAATGTTTTGCATCAATCCTGGCATTTCCAAAGCCAGATTCATTACGTTCTGAGCAGCAAAACTTTTTTGTGTCAAGGTTAGATTGGGGTCAGCGTAAATTGCGGCAATGCTATCCATAGTTGAGTACATAACCGTAGATGCCGCCTGCGCGTTGACCGCATATTTTTTAAACTCACGATCCAGCGCATTTTGAGTTGCGTTCCATTCGTTCTGGTTGCTCTGTAAATAAGACTCAAAATTTCTCTGTTTCTGCGCTTCCATAGACTGGAAAGCGTGCTGAGTTGCAAGTTGAGTCGCCTGGAACGACTGTGCGTTATTCTGATACGCCAACTGGAAGTCCCTGTCGAGTTGAGCCTGGGTGCCGGAAAACGCAAGCTGAGTCTCTTGCAGCGCTTTCTCTGCGGCAATCTTTGCGGCAGCGATCGACTCGTTAGACGCAAGCTGCGAATTCTGCAAGGTTGTTTGCAGAGCACGATCTAGCTGGTTTTGATCTCCAGTCCAGGTTAATTGCTCGTTCTGCAGTTGCTGCTTCAGCGCCCTGTCGAGCGCATTTTGGTCACCAGTAAATGCAAAATTGCTTTCCTGCAAGGCAGTCTGCAAGGCGCGATCCAGCGCCGACTCTTGCGACGTTAAATCTCGATCAAGCTGGTTTTGTTCACCAGTAAAGGCGAATTGATTCTGCTGCAAGGAAGATTGCAAATCTCGATCAAACTGGTTTTGTTCACCAGTAAAGGCGAATTGATTTTTCTGCAAGACAGATTGCAATTCTCGATCCAGCGCGTTCTCGCCACTGGTGAAGTCAAACTCATTCTGCTGCAGATACTTCCTCAACTCACGGTCAGCTTCATTTTGCTCTGCAGTAAAGAGCTGCTGGTCATCTTGGAGCAGGCGTTGCGCCTCTCGATTCAAGAACGACTGAATTGCGGTATTAGCCGCATCAGCATTAAACGCACCGGCCTGGTTAATTGACTCCGCATTGAATCTGTTGGTCACATTTCCTTCACCAACATTAAACATGCTTACGTTGGTGCCTAAAGACGCATCCTGCAGTGAAGCTCTGTTTGCAGCTTCTACGCTCTGAGCATCAGCGCCGGCATAAGTAGCGGCATCCTGCTCCGCAATTCTGGTGGCCGCATCAATTACTGCCTGCTCACTTGCCTGGGCCGCAATAGATGAATTCAACAGGCCGCGTTGATTGGCGTACTGCATACCCCGGGTTCTTGCGCTCTGCAATAACGGAGAATTTCTGTTAAGGATCTGGTTCAGTTGATACTGAACAGTTTGTTGTGGAGTTACTTGGCGCTCAGTGACGTTGGCCTGCTGGGCATCCGCCACTCCAGATTCTGCGGCCAAAGCCGGATCATAGGTAGCGACCTCTTCTGCAGCTTGCGAAGCAGAAGTTTGACTCCCAGTTTCTACGTCGGACTGCACGGTGGGTGCTATTTGATTAGCGTTCGCCGCAGCGGCGGCTTGCTCTGCAAGTTTCTGCTGAGCAATAGCCTGCGCTTCGGGCGAGTTCTGGATGCCTGCCAGAATCTCCTCGAGCGGCTGTCCTCCCCTAGCGGCGGTAACAAAAGAATTTATTTCTTCACCAGTAGGCGATCTTCCCAAAAACTGAGAGTAAGCTATGCCAACCTCAGATATGACTCTGTTGCCGAATTCTGGCGACTGGCGGATGTTGTAATTTAGATCATCGATGCTTTTTCCTTTCAACAAATCATTACGCCAGTAATCCAAGCCAGCCTGACGGGCTTCTCTGCCTAGCAATCCTTGAAACGCATCCTGCACGCGCTGGTTAGCCACCCCATACGCCTCGTCGCTTCCAGCAAGGTTATATCTGAGATCGTCCAGAGTTGCGCCACTATTTAGCCCTTGCTGCCAATAATCAAGCCCAGCCTGCGCTGCATCTCTCCCAACGTATTGCTGAAACAGGGAGTTAATATCACTGGAGTAATCCCGGGGCCCAGGGAAGGAATCAGCAACAACGCCTGGCATGACCTCGGGGGGATCGACAACCGGCATTGGTGTATGGCCGCCAGTTTGAGGAGCCACCGGCTTGACTTCAGGGGGATCGACAACCGGCAATGGAGTGTTTCCACCAGTTGGTGGAGCCATAGGGCGCGCCCCACCAGTTTGCGGCACCATTTGATCCGGCTGCATTTTCTTCAGGCGCTTGCGCTCCTCCTCCGTCATAGAGGACATAGTAGTAGTAGGCATATTTTTTACTCGGGTTTGGTGGGCCAGGTAATCGTCGCAGGAAAGTCTGCCTGCTGGGGTACGTCTCTCAATGACTGGCGATAAGCAGTCATCTCATCGGTCATAGTTAAATCCGATAAAGCGTAGTGGTCTGTCTCTTGGAGTAAAGCATTTCGCGTTGCACGCGCCCTTTCCGCGAGTGCAGCATTGTCGGCAGCTACCTTGGCATCTTTCTGCTCCTGTACGGTAACAACCCGCTCAACCCCTTCCTCATCAATTTCAGTGCGCTCAAAAAACATATCGCGCTCAATCCATGTCCACCGCCAGTGCCCATTAGCATCTTGCTCTAATGGCCCGCGGCCAAACACCTTGAAATCATCTGAGGGTTCTGGAGGGAAAGAAGGTGCGATTGGGTCAACTCCCAGGCTGTCATATGTGTTAGCGCTCCATACTTTCGGAAGCGAAAGATTAGGATGCTCACTTACAAGCTGACTCTTCGTTTTGACTTCTCCAGTATCCCTTAGTCGATATTGTGTCATTACAAAGCCCTATCTAATTGCAAGAAAAATATAAGTTTGGTTATTTTCGTTTGCTCTGCCTTCAACTGATCCCGCGTTATTTTTTACCGCAAAACCGCTCCCGGTCGGGTCAATTTTATCTTGAGTGTTTGTTTGCGCCCCGGTGGCATTGAGTCTTAACTGGTAATCATTGGCGTTCGGTAGAATCCCGCGCTCAGTGTCATATACAAACCAGTGGCCAACTCCAGTAGCCTTCTTTATCACCACGAAGCGAGGCTGAAATCCGCAGTCAATAGTTTTTGATCCATCTGTAGTGTTATCTCCGGTATACGTTCCGAGTGTGCATTGCCCAGGAGATGAGGCCCATAAATAAGCAATATTTTTCGTGCCAGAAGCCGCCGCAAAACCGCCAACCGTAAACTCATCAGCAGTCGGCGCTGTATTACCAAATCCTGCATTGTTGTTAGTGACCACGGCCGCAGTGTTTTCAAGCCTCAAATATGCGTTGTGCGGCGTAGCGTCCATATCTTTGTGATAGACCCACCAAACATCGCTAGAATCTCTGCGCTTCACCCACATCATTTCGGGCACAACACCTAAATTGTGGGGAATGGTTTTAGTGCTGCCTCCGTCACCTTCAAAAAGAACAATGTCAAAAAACCCGGGCGCTCTGCGAAACATCCATGCTTGCTCGAGGGTAACGGAACCAGTGGGATAAACTCCGTTGTTAAAGCCCCACCCCGTAGATGTACCGCCAACCATTTTGCTTTCGGCAACTTCAGCATTTGAAGAGTTAGTGTTCATGTATTGCCGATAAGTCAGTTTCGACAAAACCTCAAACGCCCCGCCAACAGTAGGCTGACCGTACATAAACATATCCGGGCTAAAAGGCGCTCTGAATTTCGGGGATCTGCTTGCACCAATATCACCTAAAGCAGTTTGATATAACTCGGTATGGTTGTAGTTTGATGCCGGTTTATGAGGGCCGCGGATTGCAACATAAACAAAATCAAGATTAGCCCCACCACTTACAAGACTGAATCCGTTTTGTCTGTGATGCCACAAAGTGTTATCGACCTCGGCGGCATTGCTTTCCATTACGAGCGCGCGGCTCTCAGAGTCGTATGAAAAGCCTCTCTGTAAATCAAACATAGCCCAACCACCACTACTGCTGGTTTTCTTCGCAAGCAACCACGCAGGCTCAAACCCAACATCTACAAGTGCATTGCCGCTACCGTCAGTAGTAAAAATTCCGCATTTGACTACCGACTCATCGCCATCAGTGCCAAACCTCTGGTCATCATGTGCCCATAAATATGCTATGTACCTTTCACCAAGCGAATTGTTTACCCGCTCATACTGGCCAACCGTAAAAGTAGTGTCAGATACAGATGGAAACATTTGAGTGTTGCTTGCGGCGTCAGTGCGATTAGGTGTCAAAAACTGAGTTGGGATGCTCCTGTGATAAGCCGCCCAATAATTAGATCGATCTAGGCACTTAATCATTATGAAGCCCGGCTCACTACCCAGGCTGTGCGGCACTGTTAAGTTGCCGCTCCCATTGCCGGTGTACTCAACAACATCAAAAAAACCGGGGTGTTTTCGGAACACCCATGCGGCAGTAGGAACATTATCGCGATTTACTTGTGCGCTAGTTTCAGCAGTAAACCCAGCAGGGTTGAACGAAGAAACAGCCATGTTGCTAAGAGTAGTTCCTGGGTCATACTCTGCATCTTGTAGATTCGTATATATTTCTTTGTGATAGCCACTTGCATTTTTTCTGACGCTATCTACTAGAACATGGTTCCTATTAGCATCATTAAATCTATGGCGCTGCCAAACCATTCCGCCATCACTTTCGGTAGGCCCGATTGTGATATCTATCTCTGGCTCAAGCTGCTCAGAAGCGGCAGTTGTAGACCAAGTGTAATTTAAACTGTTAAAAGTAAAGCTGGTATCGGATACCGTCACTGTCTTTGAGGCCGCAGTTATTCCTGCATCAGCAAAAGTACCGCCAGCGGGCACAATAGTTGTATTTCCGAAGTCTCCAATAAAGTCTTTAAATTTTTGAATAATGATAACAACAGGGCTGTACTGACTAGATGTGGGCTTATCTTGTCCAGCACCCATAAACAACGTGCCATCACTTGTGCCCGAAAATGACGGGTTGCTCATTCCCCCCTGCAAGGCTTCTTTAGTGCCAAATGCTCTGTTTGAAACAAGATTGCCGTTGGTGTCTAAACCAATGACATTAGTGGTTTCTCCGGTAGTTGATACGCCATACACCACGCCGTCAGAATAAAATGCTCCTGAGCGGGTGTTATGGGCTTGCGAGTCCCTTAAATCTTTACTCCATTGCAAAGCGCCAGAAGAATTAAATTTCGACATCCAAAAGTTTGTATAGGTAGAGTCATAGTTTCTTCCGGTAATGTAAACATCATCATTGTTATCTACAGCAAGGCCAAAGCCAGTTGATGAGGAATTTTCGAGCTTGCTGGCCCACTGAAAAACCCCGCTACTGTTCAGTTTAATAACGCATTTACCTTGCAACGCAGTTCCAGTGTAGTTGTATCCACCTACATAAATATTTCCAGATGAATCAGTGACTACTGACTGAAGATTATGGACATGATCTGTAGCATTGGACAACGATTTTTGCCATTGCAGAGAGCCAGAAGAGTCAAATTTAATTAAATACATTATGTTTAAAGTTGAAGAGGTGTCCTGTATTAACCAATAAGCATTGCCAGAGCTATCTACATGAACCCATTTGCTTACAAGGTTAATAACACTGTCAAGGTCATACGCCCAAACGTGATCTCCGTTCGTATCAATTTTTGCTAAAACCTGGCGATTGGATCCAGATGAGTTATCCCTCAAAGCTAAATAGAAATTAGTTGAGCCAGGATCCCCCATAAATTGATATTGAGCGTTGACGCCACTCGGAAAATCTTTGTACCAAGCAATATCACCGTCTTTTGTAAATTTTAAGAGCTTAGTTCCTACATTGTTGCTAGCGGCTTCTAAATTAATTTTCCAAATACAATCTTGAGCGCTGTTGGGCCCAAACCCGCTCAGTGCATAATCATTGGTTCCATCCCACCGCATATAACTGGCTTTACCGTCATATGTGCTTAAAGGGGCTGTGCCATTTACATTGAAGCTATGCTGAACGCCCTGATAAGAGTTATTGCTAAACACATCTTCTACATAAACAGGATCTCCACCAGCGTTACCGGCAGCTCCTTGCTGTAAGAATCGTCCGACGCTCATGCCAGGGCTTGCCCCGCTGTAAACCCGTACCAGGTAGTTCCGCCGTCAGAGGTATAGAATACAAATTGATCTACAGCAGACGCTGTGGCCGTCAGAGTGGGCGCTGTAGCCGCCGGCCAGTCAACAGAAGCAGGCCACGCCACCGTGTATCCAGAAGCACTAGCGTCCTGGATAATCTTTAAAGAAAACCCAAAGGCCGTACCAGACGCAGGAGGATTGCTAAAGGTGAATGTAGTGTTTTCAGTAAGCGTATGGCTGAACACATTGCCAGCCTCACAATCTATTGTTGTCGCGTTACTAGAGCTCGTTGGAGCTACATATGTTTCGTTATAGCTATCGACCAATAGTTCGCCTGTAATGTCTACATCGCCAGTGTAGTTAGCGCCGACCTTGGAATCTAACTGTGTTTGCACAGCAGAAGTCACGCCAGAGAGGTAATTGATTTCAGAAGCGGTCGCGGTGACTCCAGTAATCTCAGCGAAGCTAACTTGGCCATCAGCCAGGACACCACTGCTAATGATGTCAGCAAAATCTCTTGCCCTGCTCATATTTTTACTCCGGTTTGGTAGGCCAGGTTATTTCGCCGGGGAAGCCGGCCTGCTGGGGAACATCGCGAAGTGCCTGGCGGTATGCTCTCATTTCGTCCGACATGGTGACGTCAACAAGGGCAAAGTGATCGGTTTCTGTTAGCAAACCATCTCGCTTTGTTCGTGCTTCCAGCGCGTTTTTTTCATCGTGCGCTATCCTGTCATCACCGGTAATGTCTTGCTCTATCCACGCCTGAACCCAATTTCCGTCTGCGTTTTGTTCGACTCCGTTGCGCGTTACAGCTTTGTAAGCCCCAGATGGCTCTGGGCGCGGAGTTGAAAGAACAGGA